GGAAAACTCGAAGAAACTTACTATAAGTCAACAGGCACTTGGCCTTCTACATCAATCCCCTTCTAAAGAAGACCCGATTGTAGAACACATCAAGGCAGCAGTTGATAATGCTATCGTCGCAGGCGAGAAGAAACGCGAACGCCGTAAGTATATTGGCGCATCTAGTATCGGTGATGAATGTCAACGCAAGATACAGTATCGCTATCTGAATTACCCTGTTGATCCTGACAAAGAGTTCAGCGCACGAACACTGCGCATCTTTCAGTTCGGTCATAACATCGAAGATTATGCAGCTAAGTGGCTAAAAGATGCAGGGTTTGATCTGCGCACAGAAGATAAGATGGGCGAACAGTTTGGCTTTTCTATCGCTGATGGCGAAATACGGGGCCATATAGATGGCGTAATTTGTGATGGGCCAGTTGAAATGGGCTACCCGTCACTATGGGAAAACAAATCAGCGAACGACAAAAAGTTTAAATCGTTTGTCAACATGGGCGTTACCAAAGCAAATCCAACTTACGCGACTCAGATAGCTTTGTATCAAACGTATATGGAGCTAACCGAACATCCTGCTTTGTTCTCTGTGGTAAATAAAAACACATCCGAAATTTATTATGAGCTAGTACCGTACAATGCACCTCTAGCGCAGCAAGCTAGTGACCGAGCCGTGAATATCTTGACTGCTGCGAAATCAGGTGACATTCTACCTCGTATCGCTCAAAGCAAAGACTTTTTTCTCTGCAAGTTCTGCGAATACCGTGAATCTTGTTGGGACGAATAAAAAAAATGGGGAGCGTTTGTATGACGCAACCCCATATCTAGTATATGTATTGTTTGTAGGGACAAGATAATGAATATTTTACAGTTTGGCAAGACATCGAAGGAGGTAGCTGAACGCATTTCTAGGGAGGTTCCAAGAAGTATTCAGTTAGACATGCTGATTGATACTTACCCTGAAGGCGTTAGGCGCGGAAACGATTTTATGTTAGGTTCACTGCGCGGTGAGCGCGGTCAATCGTTAAGAATTAATATTGATATAAACAGCCCGTGGTTTTTAAGCGGCAAAGATTTCGAATCAGGTGATGGCGTTGGTGGCATCTGCAAAGTTCTCAAAGAAGGACGCGGTTGGTCACTCACAGAGATAGTAGAGCATTTCTCTACATATCTACCAAAGGACTTTACGCCACAGCCAGAGAACATTGTGAAGCTCAATGATCCTAAAAACTTTGAGGTCAGGAATACAACTGCCACAAACGGCTTTGCACAACCCGAACAAAAGAGGCAAATTGGTCCCAACACACCCTTTGAGCAGGAATACGATTACACTGATGAACATGGTCAGGTTCTCGTCACGGTCCGAAAATACTTCGACAGGAATGAATCTGGCGAAATTGTTCGGGATAGTGCTGGGAAGCCTAAGAAACAATTCCGCCAGTTCATGAATGGACGCCAAGGTGTACCCGAACCAAGACCCCTCTATAATATACCCAACATCTTAGGCTCCAACAAGGTGATTTGGGTAGAGGGAGAGAAGTGTGCTGACGCTCTCACCGATCTTGGTTACGCAGCTACCTGTACCATCGGTGGGGCAGGGATGTTGTCTGAAAACACAGCAGAAAAGTTCGACTTCTCTCCCTTACGCAACAAAGAAGTTATTTTATGGCCTGACAATGATGATGCAGGTAAAAAACTTGCTCGTATTGTCGAAGCACAAGCAAAGGCTTCGGGCGCAAAATCTACACTGATGCTGCACATTCCATCCACAAAGCCTGAGAAGTGGGATGCTGCGGATGCTATTGATGAAGAGTTTGACATTAACAGGTTCTTGCAAACTCATGAAAGCAAAGTAAAAAAACCAATCTCGCTTATTGATGATAGCCTGTTGATTGACAAATACTTTGTCGGGTCTGCACCAGAACAAAAGTTTCTTATCGGAGACACAATACCTCTAGGTGTGCCAGTGGTGTTTGCTGCGGCAGGGGATAGCGGCAAAGGCATGATGACGCTAGATTTGTCCATGAAGGTTGCATCTGGCGCATCTATGGAAAGAGCGTTCGGTGGTCTGGTCGCAGAGCATGGTGATGTTATCTTAATCACTGCGGAAGACGATAAAGATGAAATGCACAGACGTATCGCTCGACTTGATCCAAGAAATTATCGTGAACACTACGATCATAAGCTGCGCATATTGCCGTTACCCAACTTGGGTGGCGTGTTTCCAATCATGCAGAAGTTCGACAATTCATACATGATGGGCGAAGAGTTCTCACGCATCTACGATCAGATGCTAGAGATGGAAAACCTAAAGCTGATTGTTATTGACCCTCTCGCCTCGTTTGTTCACGCTGATGTAAACGCTGACCCTGCTGCTGGCGCGGCATTCATGGGTCTGCTGGCACAGATGGCAACTGAGTCGGGGGCAACTGTAATCGTCAATCACCACATGGCAAAGATCAGAGACAATGATCCAGTCACAACTCCAGAGCAAGCGCGTAATCTTATTCGTGGTACGTCTGCTATCGTTGATGGTGTTCGGTCTGCATTCGCGGTTTGGTCGGTAGATGAGGGTGTCGGGCGTCAACGCTGTCGTGACCTTCAGATTGAATATACGCGTAACGGTGTGTTCGATGGCGCTGTCGTGAAATCAAACGGCCCTGCTAATCGTGAAATCAGACACTTCATTCGTAACCCGAACACTGGTCTTCTTGAAGATAGAAGCATTGATATTCAAGCACTTGTTATGTCTCAAACGCAGCGTGATCGCCTCGCACATCTTGTTGATCTGGTTCGCATGCGTGAAAATGAGGGTCGTGCGCTTACCCATGATGGCAAAAACGATGGCGTGTTTAATGTCGTACAAGAGTCTGAGCCTACAGAGCCATGTATCATTGCCCTTAAACAAGCAGGTGCTAAAACAACTGTGAAGGGACTTGTGACCAAAGCAATGGAACAAGGAATGATCCGCAAGTACGCGCTGACAACAAGTGGCGAAGAAAAGTGGCTGGGAACAATGGATGGTCCGCTGGCTCGTGGCGAATATGAACGTCAAACCGGGCGCGATAACGTATAACCCGACAAAATGTTCGGGTTAACTGCTGGGACTCCCCGGTTAACTTTTTACTTGACTAATGTGGGAATACTTGGTACAAATCCCAATACATCAGAAAAGGAGATGCAAATGATGCATGTATTTGAAGATCGCGCTCCTACTCTACAGGAGGCGCAAAGAATTGTTGGAGGGCTGGTTGAGTTTGTTCGATCACCTGAAAACCCAGAATGGCAGGTTCTCGTAAACGAAGAAGGTTTACTAAATGGACTGCCTTTAAATGAAGAAGCAACAAGTCTATGTAAGACAAAAATTGTTGGTCCTGCTATCGTGTTAAAAGGTGATGCTAGATGGGACTAAACAATGTCAGAAATAGATAAAATTAAAAAACTTTTTACGCACCGTATGCAGTCAATGAAAGACGAAGCTGCGGTGCGTAATCGTTTTACGCTCAAGCAACAGGTTGAGGAACTGCAAAAATTATTTAAAATGATAGAGGATCATTATGAACGACCTAACGATACAAAAATTAAAACCAATGGAAGAACTGAAAGCATTGGTGCAAATGGGGATACCGTTTGAAGAGGCATACGCTCAATGTTGGAGAGACTTGCGCGTTACAGAAACCGCAACCAAACATAGAAACAATATCCCAGATAGCCTTTTCACAGAAGAAAAACCTAAACCTATCACTAAAGCTAAACTTTCCGAACCCGCAAAGATTGTCAACAATATGTTAAATCGGGGTATGAAAGTAAAAGAAATCTCAGACATTCTAGGCAAATCACATCAGTCAGTATCCCAACTGGTGAAGAAATATGACCTACCCATTCAATAAACTGCCTGCTGTTGTGCCATCATTCCGCCGTAGCCTTGTTGCTGCGGCTGGGCATAATTCATAGAATTGTTCGTGTTATATCCGAACTGCTGGGGCTGGTACGGGTTTGGCATCTGACCATAGCTGCCGTATCCGCCCATCTGCTGACCCATTCCATAACCACCAAACTGCTGTGGCTGCGGACGCATCTGCTGATATGGGTTTTGCATGAAGTTAGGCTGCTGCTGTATGCCCATCATTCCACCAAACTGGTTCTGATACTGAGCATACCCACCACGCGGAACTGGCATAGGCTGTTGCATCGGGGGTCGTCCAAAGCCTTGATACGGCTGCATTCCCATCGGACGCATACCACCTAGACCCATGCCCATTCTCGGATTGCGCATCTGCCGCTGCTGCAACTGGTTCTGCAACTGATTAATGCGATAATCTTTATAAGCGCCCGTACCCTCAAAAGCCGAACGCAACTCTTGCAATCGGGTCTGCTGCTCTTGATTCGGGGCTAGGCTCTGCTGAAACTCCATCAACGCCTGATACTGCTCGTTACCCTCAAAAGGATTAGCGGGTTGCGCTAGAACTTGTGCAGGGCGAGAGGCTGTCGGGCCTTGCGTCATACTAATTTGGGGGCGCATAGGCACAGGATCAGGGGTGTCTTGAGACAATGACCCCACCATGTTTCCATAAACATTTTCTTGAGGAACATCGCGAGTTATTCTGGGGTTAGGCTGCGATACACCTAATCTTTGAAACAGCGCACCTAAACCTTGGTTTGGCGTAACCACCTGAGAAGCCTGCATTGGTTGCTGACGAATCGAATTTGCAAAAGGACTGACCATAACCATCGGGCAAAATCTCCAAAGTTATTAGAAGCCTATCACTTTCTTTCTAACATATCAACTCTGCGTTCGCCCATATATGCATCAACAACCATTAATAAAAAAATCGGAAGATCATCAGGGTGCAAACCTAACCCGAACAAAAGTTCGCAAACTATATTTCTTGTGTTCGAAATCGAAACATTTTCTGGAAGTTTTTGGAGGAGATCATCAACGATCTCCTCAATTTTTTCTGGAGTTAAAGGCTCAGAACTTAGGCTCATAAATAACGCCCTCGTCTTCTAACTCCTTAAAATGCGCCAACTCACGCGCTAAATAAGCAAGCCTCGGATCATCATCCCACTCGGCATCATCTACTTTTCGCTGTAGTTTCTTGACCTCCTCGCTCACATTCAAAAGCAAATCATCCATTTTTACCCAATCCCTTCGGCCTAATCTTTGGCTTAACAACTTGTTTTGATTGTCTTTCGCTAACGTAACAAGACATCATGATATCATTGCCATATAACTCGAACATATGATCATAGAAGTTATCAAACGTTCTGCTGCCCATAGCTGAATAACAATGCTTCTCGCTCTCGAACCAAACAATCGTATCTATCTTATTGTCATGTAAAGTGTACGAAAGAATTAAAGCTGTAAAGTATTCAATCATTTCTTTTCCAAACATCGTTTACTTGCACTGCTTCTTTGTCGCCACCGAACTCCAAAAAGAATTCACCACGCGCCAACTCAGTCGCCCTCGCGCTGCTTTCGGCATCAACTTTATACACACGCTTTACAGTACCCTCGACCTCCACAGAGAACTTGTCTCTGTGAACATCGGGGAATACATAAACAGTTTCAAAGCCATCATCATCCATGATCAATCTCCAATTTATCCATCCAGTTTTGCAGTGTTTGATAATTTTGCAAGCCCAACAACTTCGCTGCGCTGCTGACGTTTTTTGATCGGGTCAATGCCCTCTCAACATAATCACGCTTAATGTTATCAATCGCCGTTTGAACATCAAAATCTTCGGGATCAACAGACACTTGTTCGGGTAATGTAACCGGATTAGACTTCCGCCACTCTTCGTTTACCCGCAGACCGTGATCAACTTCATCAATAAATTTAAGCAAATCGCTTTCCGTCACAAGCCCGTTCAGTCTATCCCGAACATAATGCATACACATTGTATCATCTACTTCGCTCATTTTAAGCCGCCTTTCCTAGCTTGGGAGCATGATAGCCCTTTTTAATTCCATACGCAGGATGCCCAGACCAAAACCCATCAATCCAAATATAAGGCAATCCATCTTGTCGATACACAACATCATCCCAATGGGGCTTTGCTTTGCGCCAGTGTCCTCTGGTGTAGTGCAGTGGCATATGAAATGATCTGCCACGATCATCAACCTCACCCTCAATAGGCTCGTTGACGTTCCAACTAATCTCATGCCATTGTTCTACGTCAACGCCATGCTGCTTCTGCGCCCTCTTGCGCTGCTGCCTACTACCCGACTTCAAAACGTCTACAAATCGGGGCTGATTGATTAAAGAAAACGCACCAGAAATTGTAGTAATCATTTCAAGATACATCGCATGAAAGCTTTCATCGTTCTCTAATCTTTCGTGCATCTCTGTCGGGAACCTAATCCCACCACGCTTTAATTCGTAGCTGCCAATATGAGTAGGAACTGAATTTCGGGAAACTAAACGAATAGCAACTGAACCATCCTCGGACTGTCGGCAAAGAAAGCCATCAACGTGACCGCTGCCAAATGCCCTGACAACCTCTCCAGTAACCACATCTTTTGTGTCGAATGTGTCCATAGAGATAAAGCAAAGCTTTGACGGTAGCCTACAGTCCTCAGAGAATACAACGTGTCTGCTGTCCTCTTCTTCCTCAACCAATTCATTATGATAAACTTCTAAAGCTTCTTTGAAGTCCTCAGAAATAAAGTACATATCCGCTTCCTTCATGTCCTCCAAACTATCACGAAAGTTTTGAAGCGCCCTAAAGTTTAAATCTTCGGAATTCTCTATTCTATTTCTAAAATTATCCATTACATCAGTAACGATCTCAACAAACTGTGGCATTATTCATCCTCCTCAATTTCACCGTGACCCGAACAAGTTTCACAATCGTCCATCACGGTATCAATATAACCAACGTCACGACCAAAGCCGTGTGGTCGGGGCAGGTCATACTCAACCCGCCCTTCACCATCACAATCGGGGCATGGGATCATTTTAAGCATTTTCAATAAATGCAAAGCCACCGCCATTGCCCTCTGAATCCATTGAAATAGACATTTTGATTCTTTGATCTCCGAATGCCAACGTAAAAACAGGAAAAGGCTCCAACGAATATTCGTCTTTCTCAAACTCAAATCCCACAATTTTTGTGCCAATCAACTGACTGTAGTATTTTTTCATATCCATCTTACCAACTCGCCTGATAGGTAACGCTGTTCCATGAATTGCTATCAACCCACTCCGCAGCTTTGTCGAAAATTTGCGCGTGTTTCTCACCATCGGCTCGGTCTTCATCCCAAAATTCGGGATTGCCAAAAAAGAACCCACCGCAATCTTCATTGTCGGGCAAACCACCATCGCGCAATGCAGTAGCAATGCGACGACAATCATCGGCACTCAAGTCAATCGGCTGACATTCATCAACGCCACCCGCAAACACCTTCACAATATACTGATGTAACGGTGCGAACTTGCGCCAGTAACCAAGATCAAGGTTGTAAGACGTAACCTCGAACCCATCAATGACGGGGCGCTTTACCTCCAACGGCATGCCGCTTTCGTCATGCTGTGTTGTGTCCCAATTGCTGATGAACTTGTCACCGCGTAAATACATATCTAAGCCCATGATAAAATCTCCTTTTCACTAGACATGCCCCATATAATCCCAAGTGATATGGGTTGTCAATAAAAAAATTTATCTAAATGAAATAAAAAAACCCGACACTCTTTTGGGAACTGAGTGTCGGGCTAGTCTAGTATTGAGGCAGTAACTGGCGAACCATCTCTACAGGTTCGGGCTACTGTGCAAATCGTATAGCATGGGAAAAATTGGGACGCAAGCAAAAACCTACAGCAGTATTATAAAAACCACTGGTACACAAAACACTGCTATAGGTAAGCCGGTAAATTGTTCGGGTTATTATAAAACCACCGGAACTTACAACACAGCAGTAGGTTAAAAAAAACCCCCGCTTAAATTTGCGGGGGCTTCATATTATTCGGGTTATGTCGGGTTCTACCACCATTGATAATGAACTCCCAAAATCCAGAGAACAACTAAACCGAACACGCCAACAGCAATAAAAATATCTTGCCAGTCAATCTTTGTTAAGTCGCGTTCCATTTCTTCGAATAGCGCAATCAATAAATCTTTCTTGCTCATGCTACCAACTCCGCTTCTTTTGCCGCTGCTCTTAGATACCAATCATCAAGGCCAAAGTCTCGGTAGCCTTCTTCGATCATATCATAATAATACAGGCTCGGTTCACGAATTGTTCCCTTGTCGCCGTTCATATCATAGATAAGCCAGTCGCCGTTGATCTTGCGGCGGTCGTACAATGTCGGGTAGCCTTCCAACTTATCAAGCGCCCTCAAACAATCGTGCGTAATCTCCCACAAGACAACTGGCAAAACCATGTCCTCATCTTGTCGAAAGTCTGCAACACCACGAAAAACTAAACGGTGCTTCGGTAGGTAAAAGCCGCCCATCGGCTTGGCCTTCGGGCAACGGTTTGCCATCGCTTGGCGGTTCGTGTTCATTCCATATGCTAAATAATACATTATGCATTCTCCATTTCATATTTAATTGCTTCCTCAACGTGATCCGCAATCTCTTGCCAATCAACTTCGCTCATTGCGCCATTTACTAAATCGGCAATAAAGCCACTTTCAGGAACATAACCTCCATCAACACCAACGCCACAGTCAAAAATAATACCTTCAACAATGTCCTTGACGTTCTCCGCTTCCACAGGGTTTGTTAATTCACCCTCTCGAAAAAGTTCCAAATAATAATCATTGAGATAATCGCCATACCATAGGTTGGTAACCCACGTTTCCCAGTTCTTCCATCCGTTGTAACCTGACATTTTCTGTCCTCCTTTTACTAGACAATATGATATATATCCCATACAATCCCAAAGATCAACCCCTGAATATAAAAAAAATTATGCTTTTTGCCCCCATTGATTTTAAACGATTTTTTACGTCAACTTTTTTTACGTCAAAACCTGACGCGGTTGACGTTGACGTAGAATATGTAATAAAATCAAAGACTTAACCAGTTTGCGTCAACTACGTCAACTTTGCGTTTTGACGTAAAAAACGTAATAAAATCAATGGGTTATTTTACGTCAACTACGTCACCCCCCTATAAGGGGGGGAATATACCCATTCCCCCCTGACGTAAAATAGACGCGCCGACAAACTGTCGGAGCTTGGGAACTATTGGGAGCTTTTGGGCTTGCGTCATCGGTCAGCCAGCGGTATTCTAAGAACACGATAAATTATTCGGGTTGAGCCAGCAGATGCCAAAAGTAGGTGAGCAGATTGAAAAGGGAGCGAAGCGCCTCACTCCTCCCCAGCAGAAGTTTTTAGATAACTACGTCCATAAAGACATGACACAAACCGCAGCAGCACGAGCAGCAGGATATAAGAACCCGAACGTTTCCGCTGTGCAGCTTCTCAATCATCCACGCGTCAAGGAACGCATGGAAGAGATGCGGCAGGAACTCGAAAGCAAATATGGTGTAACAATAACCAAATCTGTTCGGGATATGCAGCGCCTCAGAGATGAAGCATGGCAAGAAGGGAACTTTTCAGCAGCTATCAAGGCCGAGGAACTACGCTTGAAGGTAACGGGGCTAATGGTTGCCCGTAGCCATGTAACACACGAACACGTTGATAATATGAGCCGTGAGCAAATCATTGAACAACTGCAAGAATTTATGGAACGTGCTAAAAACCGAATGGTTGACGTAACACCAGCAGAAAATCCCACAAAACCCGAACAAATCCCTATAACAGATTGTAGTGAAAGCCCAGCGGAATAGCTGGATAACTTGGCGCGGGGCGGCTGGCGGGGCCGCAGCGCCCCAGATCGGGGTCGTCAGGTGGGGTTGTTTCGGGTTTCGGGGTCGGGCTTGGGGAATTTGTTCGGGTTACTCATCGGGCTTCCCAGCGCCTCTACTACATATAGACATATTATCGGGATTCGGGCCGGGGGACAACTTGCCGGGGACAACAACCCGATAAATTGTTCGGGTTAGCTTCCCCGGTTCCGCTGGCAGCACGGCGATTCACCCGGCGACTCCCGCCCGGCAGATTCCCCCGGCGTTCCAGCATCTCCCCGGCACATAACCCGAACAATTGTTCGAGTTTCCGCCCGGCGCTGGGATTCCCCGGCAGTTCCGCCCAGCACGGCCTGGGTAAATTTTTTTATCTTTTTGTGTTGACATATAATATAGTGTGGGATATATTGGGATTAGTCTAGTTGAGGAGA